AGAACAGTAGTATTGTTGGGTAGTAAGAATACCAAAACTCGTATACCAGAAGCGTATATGGTATCTAAACTACATTAATTCTTTTTGGGTTTGTCTGGTGTATAATCTACTCCTGCAACGGGAGTAAAATCTTTAGTTAGATTGTTTACCATATCTTCACTGTATTTCAATGTAAGCATACTGAAGTTTTGATCATTACCATCTTTGTTGATTCCGATCATAAAATATTGATACCAGCGAATTTTAATGGTAGCAAACTTCTTGACAATATTGTCAGATTGAATATCATCAAAGTTATCATTTTCACGGAAAAAGGTATAGTATTTCATTGTTTCCACAACACAAAAGCGGTATAATCTCTGTCTTCTTCAAAGTAAAATTCGTACATTCCACCATCACGGCCTGCAGGTACTAAACAGGTATAACCCCATTCACCAACACAATTACGTTCTAACCAGCCAATCATTGGTCTTAGCTTTCCGTAATCAATAATGATTTCAGACCTAAGTTTCGTATTTAGTAACAACTACGCCACTCTTCTTTAAGAATTCTATTCCTGATGTATCTCTATATGTATTGCGATAGTATAAACTATTAATACCACTTTGATAAATCAATTTAGCACAATTGATGCATGGTGCATGAGTACAAAACATTGCTGCACCCTCACTAGATTCTGTGCTTGCGGACACTTTAGCAATTGCATTAGTTTCTGAATGGAGGACCTCTTGTTTAGTCACAAGTTGTTTACTAAATTTCTCGTCAATTTCAACTATCTCAACTGTCTCGCATTCGTTATCCCATCCACTTGGCATACCATTGTATCCAGTGGCTAAAATTTTATTGCCTTTGACAATCACAGAACCAACTTGTAATCGTTTAGCATAGCTCAATGTACTAGTGAGTTCAGCTACCTTCATGTAATAATCAATAAATTTTGGTTTCATTTTACATAGAATTTCTTAATATGTTCTTTTGCTCTATAGTTGCTTAATATACTTAGTACATAATTTGATTGACTATATTTTTTGCAAAATTCGTCACCCATGTGATTGCCTTTGATTTCTTCAAATAGAAATTCTTTGCAAAAATCTTCAAATTCTTGTTCTGTAATATAGAAATCTTTTTTACCTTTACCCAGTGTCTGTACTTGTAATTGCTTTGATAGTTGATCAAACATATTAATCCCACAAATTACGAAAATGCTTACCGAACAATTCAATTCCTTCTTGAATTCGTTTTTCATGGAGTCTATGTCCTTCAGCATCATACCAGTGTTCATTGGGATTCTTGTCTACCATTTGAAATGTAGCTTCTATTTTTCCTGTGATTGGGTTAGGAAATGTTTTGTCTGTTTTAACCCAATCAAAGTCAAGATTACCATGATGATATTGATCATCGTACTCACCTTTAAGCAATTGCTCAAAGGACCAAATCATCTTATCTAATGTTTCGTCCCAGCGTTCTAAACCCACTTTCCATGCTTCGTCATGTGTTTCTGTGTAAAAGTCAAAACTTTGTTGGTTAACGTAGTCTTCCCCTCCAACCTCAGCAAACTCACTTGGCACACCTTGCTTGGTTGCTTTAAGCTGAAGCAAGGTAGGATAGATGATTAATGCTAGGGTGGTGTCTAAATTCCAAGTATCGTAGTTGTCAATTTGAACATTGATTTTTCTATTACCTGAAGATTTTTTTGGGAATTTTCCAATATTAATTTTCATGTTAGCAATCTATATCTATGGTTTGGCCCTTGCTATTTTCTAATCTACGATTTCGTTCGGTTCTTGCTTGTTGCAAACTAGCAGCATTTTGCTTACGTAACCTAGCAGCATCTTCTAAGATTTTAGCATACCGCTGTTCTTCTTGCGTTCTAACTAATATTGCTCGTTGCATTTCAACCATTCGTTGATGGTTGGTTTCATGTACTTTCATATTGAATTTTTCACCTCTCCGTCAACAAACCACAACACTTCTTCTTTGTAAGTGACCCCGGCAACCTTTGATTTATTCTTTGCAATACCAGCAAGTTCTTCTACTGTATTGCCTTGGCCAACAAAGTTATTAGTTGTGTGTTCGTATAGATATAGTAACCCATCAATATTCTCTATAAAATATTTTTCTACTTTAATTACTTCTACTGAATTTTCCTCTGTGAAAATCACACCCGCTTTTTCTAATATTTTGCGAATACGATAACAAACAATCTTATGCATAATCCACATTCCCAAAGAAAATGCACAGATGAGATCCGACAGGTATGATAGTTCCATAATATTATTTAGTTATAGTTAAATTAGACCATTTTTTCAGCTTTTCAAACTTCTGCTTTTTTGCTCTGCTGATGCCATTTTGAGTTACACCTATTTTCATATCAACTAGCAATTCAACCATAGCAAACAGGTCTCCAATTTCTTCTTCAAGCATATTTATGTTTGTTCTGTCTTTCCCCGGTTTCATTTGGTCAGGACCAAACCGCATGCACTTGCTAACCGCTTGAGTTACTTCTGCACATTCCTCTTGTAGGATTAGCAATACTTCTTTAATCTGGTCGTTCATTTGCTGTTCTGTGTGAATGTGTTAAGTACGCTAACCACTGTTTCCAGTGATTCAGAAACTTCCCAAGTACCATGTGGTGGGCAGAATACAAATGTTACATCCTCTATAGTACCGGACTCACGCAAGATAGGTGAAGTATGAATAGTAGCAACCAATTCACTATTAATTGCTAATTTTTGTCCTTTATGAGCAGGCGCGCTATTTGTTAGTATAATATACATTATGTTTCCTTAATTGATTTTTGAGTTTTTAAATAGGTTTCGTTATAAACCCATTTGTTATTCAGTAAGAATCCCCAATCACGTTCTTGAGAACCCATAAAGAATAGAGTAGTAGTAGGCTTTTCTTGATCTAGTTCAAGCCAATGATAATCAGTTGCTTTGCGATAGATGACGCTGCCAGGTCCGCGCCATTTTATAAATTCAGCAATTTGTTTGCCTTCTTTATTAAGATAGGGAGTATGTTCATAGTATCCACCCTTAAGAATGATGGTCATATATCCCCACGGATGATCATGCATTATTGGATCATCACTACGAACAATCTTATGCAATGTAACATTAAAGGGAAACCATTTACGATCTTTGAGAAAAATATAGTATCTATCCATATAATCCTGTCCGGACTTGCGATCTGGGATTAAGCGATGCCTTCCCAACTTTACCATCGTTCGATGGAATAGATTAAATAAACTCATAATTGCTCTTATAAAGAGTTTATTATAACACCATCTTGAATTAAAATCAAGAGTTAGGACTAAATAAAGTGTAGTTCGCGGCAGTGGAATGCCCAACTACTCTAACGCTAACAAGGAGCAATCAGCATGACTATTTATTGCCTTATGGTAAAGACACACATTATTACTGGATTAAAATACTTGTGTCAAACTAAAAAAAAGGACCCCTTCAAATACTGCGGGTCTGGACTAGAATGGACTATACATTTGAAAAAATACGGAAAAATAATACAAACTGAAATTCTACTACAAACTGAAAGTAAACAAGAAATAAATGATGTGGGGCGGTACTATAGTAAATTATGGAGAATTACATCATCCATGGATGATTTTGGTAACAGAATTTGGGCTAACGCTATCCCCGAAACCGGTGGAGGTCCAGGAATGACGAAAGGAATTATTCCCTGGAACAAAGGTATATCACAATCAGAGGAAGAAAAAGAAAAACGAAGGGGTAAAATTCCGTGGAATAAAGGAATTATAATGGGACCACAATCTACGGAATCAAAACAACTTCGGAGTTTGAAAATGAAGGGTAAATCTCGACCAGAAGAAGTAAAGCAGAAACTTCGAGTTCCGAAATCAGAAGAATGGAAGGCTGCTTTGCGTAAACCAAAACGAAAACGACAATTATAGGAAAAGGGTGCAAAGCACCCTTTTTATCTCATAGCGAGATTAGACTGTACTAGCAGCCATAGCCTTGTAACCAGCCGCAACAATTGCGCGGGAAGGCTTGCCCAAACGGTACTTGGTAGTAACACGGCCCTTAGTGTCAGTATGCTCATTGGCATAAACTGCATAACCAGCAAAACGAATATTGCTGATAGTTGCAGTTGGATTGGCTACGCTAAAACGTGCAGCAATTTGCTTTGCGGTGAGTTGCTCACCTTTCTGAAGTGCCTCTAAGACACGGGCTTGTTTAGTTAAAGTCATTTTATTTTCCTTATTAAATGATTCATTGTTCTCACAATGTTTAACAATTATACGATAGTTCTAACTATTAGACAACAGTTATTGGACACCCTGGTTGATTCTTTTCTTTCTCATGTGCCCAATTAAGAAATAGGTATAGCTTGTTG